ATGCACCTCGAGTTCCAGGGCCATCACGGGCTGCTCCCCAAGGACGTGAGGAACACTCTGAACCTGCTCAAGCAAAAGGGCCAGGCCTTCAACCCCGAACGGGGGATGTGGCAGGCGGCCGAGACCGACCCGCCGGTCGAGACGATAGCGCTCGGACCAGTGGAGGTCGACGACGAGCCGGATGAGCCCCAGGGCGACGTTCCTGCCGGAACACTTGGCGACCTGCTGCAGGAGATCCGGGCGAAGAAAGACCCTCCCGAGGGATCGGCGCCACGCCGACAGCCCTTTGTGCCGGATCCCCCGGCCTTCCGCCAGGACGAGGAGGCTGAGCGGCGGGCCAAGGAGCTGCAGGACCTCGAGCGGTCCACCGGGCAGGTGGTCGATGCCCTCCCTTTGGCGTCAGGGGGCCCCTGCATGTGGCACGCCGGTTGCCCCGACAAGGCCGAGAAGGTGCTCCCCAGCTACTACGGTGGCCGCCGGATCGGCGAGGCTGAGCTGTGCCGGCGCCACGCCCTGACGAAAGCCTGGGCCGATCGAATGACTCCGGGCCGGGCGGAGGCCTTCGCAGCAGAAATGCAGCAGGTGAGCCCATGAAGGTCTGGGTCATCTTCGACATGCCAAACATCCAGTCCCGAAAGCAGGCCGAGGCGTTGATTCAGGCGGTGGTGATCAAGCCGCTCAAGGTCTGCGGTGGAACGATCGAGGCCGAGGTACTGCCGCCGTCATGCTCGGCCGGTCTACGGCCGATCGGGGGCCGCTCATGACAACAGACACCATGAAGGTCCTCGGCGGCTCCCCCTACCAGACCGACGTCGACGAGAGCATGGCCAACGTTCTGATGGTGCCGATCGGGTTCATAGAGCCGGCCGCCGACAACCCTCGGCGCGAGGTCGGGGACGTAAAGGAGCTGGCCGAGTCGATCCGAGCCCAGGGGATCCTCCAACCGCTGGTCGTCTGCTACCAGGACCCCAGGGCGACCGGGGGGGCCCAGTACAAACTGGTCATCGGCCACAGGCGCTTCGCCGCCGCGCAGGCTGCCGGGCTAACCCGAGTGCCTGTGCTTGTCCGCAGGTTCTCGGAGCAGGAGCGCATCGAGGCGATGATGGTCGAGAATCTCCAGCGCTCCGACCTGGCGCCCATCGAGGAGGCCTCGGCGTTCAAGACCCTCAGCGACATGGGCCTGAGCCAGCGGGCGATCGCCGAGCGGATCGGAAGGTCCCAGGCGCACATCTCTCGACGCCTTGCGCTGCTCGACCTCCCGGTGGAAGCGGTCGAGGCGCTTGATACCGGCCGTATCACCATCGAGGATGCGGTTGCACTGACAAAGCTCTCAGACATGCCGAAGCGCCAGGCTGCAGCCCTCAAAAGCGCCCAGGTGAACCGGTGGCAGTCCATTCCGGAAGCCGTAGCGGCCCAGCTGGAGGACCACAGGAGAGCCGAGGCGCGAGGTAAGGCGCTCCAGCAACTGAAGGCCGCCGGCGTCAAGGTGGTGGAGGAGGGCCCGCAGTACGGGGGGAAGCCTCGCTGGCTGACCGGTCAGGAACAACGAGTCTGGGGTTACACGGTAGAGCTCGAGGTGAGCGCTCACGCCGGCGAGCCCTGCCACAGAGCGCACATCGACCAGGAAGGAGACATTCGCTATCTTTGCTCGGATCCGAGCCGACACACCGCGAAAGGCGCCAGCGACCTGAAGGTGCCGAAGGAGGCCTCCTCATCTGATCCTGCCGCGGCAAAGGCTCGCAAGGAGCAGCGGGAACAGGCGGAGCTAGCGAAGCGGCGGGTGGAGTTCCTGTCTCAGCAGCTCAACGGGCCGGTGGTCATCGAGGACCTTTTTGCTCGAGCAGTTCCGGCGATGCTGGGAGCGGTCTGGGCTCAGGTGCTCAAGAAGGCCTGCGTACTTTTGGGGACCACGGTCGCCACAGATCAGGAGACGAACCGACAGACGTTAGCCGCTCATGCACGGCACCACCCAGCCGAGACCCTTCTCGCCGTCGCAGTGGCGCAGTCCGAGGAATGGATCGGCCCATGGCCGAGCGCCAGGGAGAAAACCCGGGATTACTTCATTTGGCTCCAGGGCCGGGGCTACGAGCTGAGTCCGCCTGAGCTCCAGCTGGCCGGCCTCGACGAGAAGCCAGCGACGCCCCTGGAGGTCAACAACCTGCCGGCGGATGACCCGCTAGCCCCGATCGCCGATTGGGACGACGACGTCCAGGAGCAAGAGGAGGTGGCAGGTTGATAGACGGCGAATACCCCCCAGCGACGCAGCTGAAGCCGGTGACCGCCCTGACGGTCGAGATCCGCGGCGACGAGGCCACTGTCCGGCTCGAGGTTGAGAAGGGCGCTCCAGACGTCGGCCCCATGTTCACGACGGCTAAGCACCTAGTCGAGGTCCTAGCGGAAAAGCGCCTGGCCTGGTGGCACCCGATCGACGGCGCCTGTGAGCCGCCAGATCCTTGGATCCAAGGTGAGAAGCGGCCAGGCTCGCTGACAGAACCGTGACCTGCATCGTGGGCCTGGTAGACCAGGAGACGGGCGACGTCTGGATGGGAGGAGACTCGGCCGCTGTTCGCCACCACGACCGGTGGATCCGAGCGCAGCCGAAGGTCTTCAAGGTGGGGCCATTCGTCATCGGCTATACGACCAGCTTCAGAATGGGTCAGCTCCTGCAATACGACCTGGACATCAAGCTGCCGCTTGGAACAATAGACGACGACCCCTTCGCTTTCATGGTGCGAACCTTCGTGCCGGCCGCCCGCCAGTGCTTTAAGGACGGCGGCTTCGCCGAGAAGGACAAAGAGGTGGAAGCCGGCGGCGAATTCCTCGTCGGCTATCGAGGGCATCTGTACCAGATCTTCAGCGACTACCAAGTCGCCGAGAGCGTTGGGGACTTCGCAGCTGTCGGTTGCGCAGCTGCATACGCTCTCGGAGCGCTCGAGGTGCTCCAGGCCCAGAATGCCGAAGAGGCGATTCTCACCGCCCTGAAAGTCGCCGAGGGCTTCAGCGCCGGCGTGTCGGAGCCGTTCACCGTGGTGCGGCTTCCTGGATACTTAGAGAACCAAGAGGAGAGACCGCAATGAATGAGCAGCCTCGCGACTCGACCGGCGTAGGCCTGGCCATCGCCTTCCTGGTGCTCGGCGTAGCGGGCAGCTTCCTGGCCTGGCACTTCTCCGCATGGTGGCTGATCTTGTCGATCCCCTTCTCAGTCATTAGCGTCCTCGGACTCGGCGTCGAGCTGGGTAAGCCAAGGCGCCGGTAGCGTTGCCTTGAAGCGCTGTCCCCACTCCTGGCTAACAAAAAGCTGGTCCTGACGAACGGGGCCAACTTCGGCCCGGGGGAAGGGGGGAGCAAATCTCTGAGCTAACGGCGCTCCCACTCCTGTGGCAGCTCCGCATGTGTGCGGACGAGTTTTCGGGCTTTTTTGCACAGGCTCGGGTGACCCCGACGGCAGGGTGGATCCATGGCCTACCGTCCCGCCCGTTTCTGTGAAGAGCCTGGCTGTCCCCGTAAAGTGCGGCCGCCCCTCTCGCGCTGCGCTGAACACCGCTCCTCCCACGCCCGCCGCCGGCTAGCGCCGGCCGGCGCTTTCAGGGTCTACGACTCGCCCCGCTGGCGGGCTCTCGTACAGCAGGTTAAGGCCGAGGAGCCCTGGTGCCGCAAGTGCAAGGTGACCCCGACGGCCGACGTAGACCACATCGTCGAAGTGCAGGACAGCGGGGCCCCCTTCGATCGCTCGAACCTGCAGGGCCTGTGCCGTCCCTGTCACGTCCGCAAGACCCGATTGGTGGCTTTACAGAGGAAGTCGGCGTGACGGGCGCCCGGGGGCCCGTCTCCAAGAACGCCAACGTCCGGGTCCTGCACGGAGACCGCAAGGACCGCCAGGAGCAGTCCCGGCCAAAGCTGCCGTTCGAGGAGCCGGAGTTCCCCGAGTATCTCGGGGACCCAGGCAGAGTGGTCTGGGACCAGCTGATGATCGACCTGCGCAAGCTGAAGAGCCTCGCCAGCTGCGACTCCGCAGCGCTGGGCGCCTATGTCGAGGCGGTCTTGATCAACCAGGCCTCGGCCAAAGAGATCAACGAGAAGGGCGTGATGATCAAGGGCTACCGGGGGACGCGAGTGAAGAATCCGGCCCTGACACCCTGGCGAGACTCTGCGGACAAGATCCGCGCGTTCGCGCGGGAGTTCGGGCTGACGCCGGCGGCCCGCTCGGGCATCCAGCTCCCCGAGGAGGATCCTGGCGATGGGAAGGACCCCACCCGCTTCTTCGGGTAGACCAAAACGGGATCGTCTACCCCCGAAATCCACACCCGTTTGCCGGTACGTCTTCGACGAGCTCCGTTGCAACAAGCGAGGCGACCACTACTGCCGGCCCCGGGCGGAGCAGTGCCGGCTTTTCTTCGAGGAGGTCCTTGTCCACACCAAGGGCAGGTTCGCCCGGACCGCCTTCGTTCTCGCCGGCTGGCAATGGCGCGAGATCATCTCGCCGGCGTTCGGCTCTGTCCGCTGGTCGAAGGAGCTGCGCCGCTACGTCCGCCGGTACCGCACGGTCTGGATCGAGATCGCCCGCAAGAACGGCAAGTCGGAGCTGCTCGCCGCGGTGGCGCTCTACATGCTCATCGCCGACGCCGAGGAGTCGGCCGAGATCTACGGGGCAGCCAAGGACCGGGACCAGGCGCGCAAGGTGTGGGACGTCGCCGAGCGGATGGTGAGGCTGTCGCCCCCCCTTGCGAAGCAGCTGAAGCTGGGCAAGATCAAGGTCAACCGGCAGGAGAAGAAGATCATCTACGAGCCGACGGGCTCGTACTACCAGGTGGTGACGGCCGACGCCGCCGGCGAGCTCGGACACAATCCGCACTGCGTTGTGTTCGACGAGGTCCTGACCCAGCCGGGCCCGGATTTGTGGGAAGCGTTCTCGACCGCTATGGACACGCGGGAGCAGCCCATGATGTGGGCAGCCACCACCTCCGGCAAGACGAACACCTTCGCCGCCGGCGAGCACGCCTATTCGGTGAAGGTAGCGGCGAACCCGCGCCTAGATCCGTCCCGGCTGGCCTACATCTGCAGCGTCCCCCAGAACGCCAACGTCTGGCTGGAGCGCAACTGGAAAAAGGCGAACCCGGCGCTCGGGCAGTTCAAGTCGATCGAGGGAATGCGGACCCAGGCCAAGGAGGCCCGCAACGATCCCCGCAAAGAAAGCGCCTTCCGGCAGTTCCACTGCAACCAGTGGGGCCACGAGGAGGAGCTGTGGATTCCGCCCGACCGTTACGACGCCTCGGCCGGGATGGTCGTCGAGCACAAGCTGGTCGGCAAGCTCTGCTACGGAGCTCTGCACCTCGCCGCTTCCACCGACATCACCGCCATGGTGCTGACATTCCCCGAAGGGGAGGGATACGAGGTCGTGGCCCGATTCTGGGTGCCGGAGGCCCGCCTCGAGGATCTCCGGCGGCGAACCGAGGGCGAATCAGACGTCTGGGTACGGGAGGGCCGGCTGGCCGTCACCCCGGGCGACATGATCGATTACGACGAGATCTCTGCCGAGATCCATCGGCTGCGTGACGCCTTCAACTTCGAGCATGCTGCCTACCACCGGTGGGGTATGGCGCAGCTGGCTACCGAGCTCGAGGAGGAGGGACTTGAGGTGACGCCCATGGCGACAACCATGACCTCGCTGTCCGGGCCCACCAAGGACCTCGAGCGCCTGGTCTACGCCGGCGCCTGGCATCACGGGGGGCATCCGGTGCTGCGGTGGATGTTCGCAAACGTGGGCATCCGGAAGGACTCGGACCAAAACATCAAGATCGACCCGAAGCTGTCGAAGGACAACGTCTCGGGCGCGATCGCGTCAGCGATGAGCCTGGCCCTGATGCAGCGCCTCGAGGAGGACGTCGTCGACCCGGTGATCATCGTCGGCGGAGGCCGGCACGAGTGACCCCGCCCGTAACCTTTCGCTCGTGGAATGGCCCGAAGTGGTCCTGCTCCTCGGCCTCAGCCTCATCGTTCTTCGCTTCCTGGAGACGCTGCTCGGCCAGGAGGGGCCGGAGCCGGCCGAGACGATACAGCCGGTATCAGACGCCGAGTGGCTGGCCGGCAAGCTTGCCGAACGCGTCGTGGTGCACACCAAAGACGGGCACTCGATCCGCGGCAACCTGCGGGAGGCCTCTGCCGCCGGCATCGTGCTGTCTCAGCCGCAGCTGCTCGGCGAAGGCCTGCCGGAGGCGATCGAGGGCGACGTCCCCGTCCCCGCCCACAACATATCGTTCGTTCAGCGCCTGGCGGTGAGTGAATGACCACGGTCCAGACGCCCAGCGGCCTGCGGACCATCACCCGGCAGAGCCCCCTCGGATCTGAGAGCCCGGTGCGAACCGTCGGCAACGCGGGCCGGGTCCCGCTGCTGCGCGGGGACTTGGTGGGGACCTACGAGGCGATGTACAAAAACCAGCTCTGGGTCTGGGTTCTGGTGAACAAGATCATGCGCGGAATATCCCGCCTGCCCTGGAAGACCTTCGAGTACCTGGACGATGCGCGCCAGCAGGTGCAGCGGGTGCGCGTGCATCCCCTGACCGACCTGATCAACAATCCGTGGCCGCGCGCAGGTGCCTGGCACCTCAAGGAGGCGATATCGGGGGGCCTGCTGATCCACGGCAACTCGGTCTTCTACAAGTACCGATCGGGCCCGGGAGCCCCTCCCTCGCAGCTGTGGGCCCTGCCCTGGCGCAACGTCGACGTGGTGCACGACAACTTCATCCCGCTCTACTACGTGTTTCGCGGGGTCCATGACCGGATCGCCCTTCTGCCCGAGGACATCGTCCACTTCCGGCTGTGGGGCGGCGGCGGCCCCATCGGCATCTCGCCCCTCGAGCCGCTCCGGCGAACCCTGGCTCTCGAAGACGCAGCCCAGGAGTACTCGGCGCGCTACATGGACAACGCGGCCACTCCCTCGGCGCTGTTCCACACCGACAAGAACATCAAGAAGGAGTCGACGGATCGGCTGCGCGCCGAGCTCGATCTGCTCTACGGGGGCTTGCAGAACGCGGGCCGCTTCGCCGTGCTGGGAGACGGGTTCCAGGTCACGCCGCTGCAGCACAACCTCGTCGACACCGATCTCATCCGCCAGCGACAGCTGAACCGCGAGGAGGTGGCGGCCGCCTATGACGTCGCTCCGCCGATCGTCGGCATCCTCGACCGGGCCACCTTCAACAACGTCGAGGAGCTGCACGGGATGCTCTACACCGACACTCTTCCGCCCTGGGCCCAGTTGATCGAGACCACGGTGCATACCCAGCTGCGGGATGGTGAGCCGATGTTCGAGGGTGTGTTCACCGAGTTTGACTTCTCTCAGGTCCTGCAGGGGTCCCCGGAGAAGCGCTCGGCCGCCTACCAGCGGTGGTTCCAGTCCGCCACCTACTCGCCCAACGAGCTGCGGCGAGCCGACAACCTGGCGCCGATCGGCGACGCCACCGACCCGGAGAACCCGGCGAATCAGATCTGGGTGCCGCTGAACATGCTCCCGGTCGGAGCAGCGCGCGAGGAGATCGAGGCCCGGGCGGCCGCCTCGCGCGGTATGCCCACGTTCGAGGCTCCTGCGTCGGAGCCGAGCAAGAACGGCAAGGCCAAACACGTTCCCGCGCTGTAGCGAGTGACCGGCATTTCACACTCCAAGGCGTGGAGACGACGGAGTTCAAGAGGTTCCCGCTCAGCGAGTTCAAGGCGTCGGCCGACGTGCCGGGCCAGTTCGAGGCGATCGTGTCGGTCTTCGGCAACGTGGACCGGATCGGGGACCGGGTCATCAAGGGCGCCTTCGGGCGCACGCTGAAGGACCGGGGTCTGCCGCCGGTCTACCACAGCCACGACTGGTACAGCGGCCCGATCGGCGCCAGCTTGGATGCCGAGGAGCGCGACGAGGGTCTGTGGATCAAGGGTCAGCTGTTCGTCGACCTCGAGGACCCCTTCGTCAAGCGGATCTGGCAGGGCATGAAGACCACCGGCCCCCGGGAGTTCAGCTTCGCCTACCAGGTCGTCGAGTCCCGCTGGGTGACCGAGGACGAGAAAGAGATCCGGGAGATCGTCGATGTCGAGCTCTTCGAGGTCGGCCCGACTCTGGTCGGCATGAACCCCGACACCCAGCTGCTGCAGGTCGCCTCGGCCCTGAAGCCCGGAAGGCTGCACGCCGGCAAGGACCACGAATTCGTACAGAGGGCCCACGACACCCTTGTCGAGGAGGGGGCGAAATGTGCGTCGGGAGAGGACGCGACAGACGCCGGCAAGGCCGTGGGTGACAGCCCCGACATCATCGCCAAGCGAGCACGGATCACTGAGGTCTTGAGCATGACCCGGTACAAGGAGGTTTCGTAGATGACGAACGCACTGGACCTGAGGGTGCAGCTAACCCGAGCGGAAGAGGCCCTCAGAGCCAAGCGCAACGAGGCCTCTGAGGCATACAAGGAGCTCGAGAAGGTCAAGGGAGAACTCAAGGACGTCGACATCCTCAAGGATGAGAAGGCGTTCGACCGCCTCGACGAGGTCGGCAAGACCTACGACGGGCTGCGGGACGAGGTAAACGAGCACGAGACCAGGTGGCAGAAGCTCGCCAAGCTCGCCGGTATCACCAACCCGGACGGCCAGGGCGGAAGCCAGCTCGCAGGCGGGCCCGAGCGCCAGAGCGGCGACTTCAAGGTCTACAAGACCATCGGCCAGCAGTTCATCGAGTCCGAGGCCTACAAGCGGGTCGCCGGCTCGGCCAAGTCGGGCCGGTGGTCGACCAACGAGATCGAGATCGACTACACGCCGTTCTTCAGCAAGGCGGAGGCCAAGGCCACCCTCACCTCGGATCCGGCCTCCGGAGGCTCCCTGATCATCCCGGACTACCGCCCGGGCATCCTTCCGCTGCTGTTCCGCCGGCTGCTGGTTGCCGAGCTCTTCCCGCAGGGCACCACCCGCTCGAACCTGGTCTCCTACATGAAGGAGACGGTTGCGACCAACGCCGCAGCGGCAACCCTCGAGGGTGGCGTCAAGCCCGAGTCCGGCCTGGTATTCACCATGGTCTCCGACCCCGTCCGCAAGATCACCACGTTCCTGCCGATCGCCGACGAGATGCTCGAGGACGTCGAACAGGCCGAGAGCTACGTCAGCTCCCGGCTGGAGATGTTCCTCATGCTGACCGAGGAAGACCAGCTGCTCAACGGCAACGGCGAGGCCCCCAACGTCCTGGGGCTGCTCAACCGGACCGGCCTGCAGGCCACCATCACCAAGACCGCCGACGACAAGATCGCCGACGTGATCCACCGGCAGATCACCGCCATCCGGGCCCTGGGCTTCCTGGAGCCGGACGGCATCGTCTTCCACCCGACGGACTGGGAGCGGGCCGCCCTGGAGAAGGACGCCAACGGCCAGTACCTGGGCGGCGGGCCCTTCACCGGTGCCTACGGGGTCGGCGCCTACCAGAACGAGGGGAGGACCTACTGGGGCCTGCGTCCGGTCGTGACGCCGGCGAAGGCGGTCAACTCGGCGGTCGTGGGCGGCTTCGCCCTGGGGGCGCAGATCTTCCGGCGCAAGGGGATCACGGTCGAGGCCTCCAACTCGCACGAGGACTTCTTCCGCAAGGACCTCACCGCACTGCGCGCGGTCGAACGGCTGGCGCTGGCGGTGTACCGTCCGCAGGCCTTCGGCCTGGTCGCCGGCCTCAACGTGGCGTCGACCTAATGGGCATCGAGATTGATCGGGGCGATTCTTTCGTGGGGCTTATCGACCCCGGCACGGGCACGGTCAAGCAGGCGAAGGGCCCGGTGACCTACGAGCAGCCGGTCGGGAACCGGGAGAGCTCGGCCACCGTCAAACAGCAGCCCAAGACGGTGGTCATCAAGGACCCGGCACGCAATACGGAGGGGACCGGGCTGACCCAGCAGCGCACCGAGCCGGAGACCTCCACGGATCCGACGGAGGTACTTCGCAAGCGGGTGAAGGAAGCCGACGTCGAGGACAAGTCGGTCAAGGCCCCGGCGACCAAGGGAACCAAGCCCCGGGGCTGACGCCCGGGCGTTGTGCTCGTCGAGCTGCTGTTCGCCGTCGCCGCCGGCATCCTCGTCCCGCCGGCTGATACAGCCGGTATCACCGAGCAGGCGCCAGTGCCGGCTCCTGCGCACCACCACCCATCCCCTTCCGCGCGTGAGCCGGCACTCGACTGGCTCATCCGCAAGGAGTCCGGCGGCAGGGTCCAAGCGCGCAACGGCCAGCACTTCGGCATCGGCCAGCTGAATAACAACGCCCGCAAGGCCCAGGCGGCCAAGCTCGGGTGCGATCCCAACACCACGGTGTACGCAGAGCAGCTGGCCATGATGCAGGGCTACATCGCAGACAGGTACGGGTCAGCTGAGGCGGCCAAGGCGTTTCACCTGCGGAAGGGCTGGTACTGAGGCCAGGTGACCACCCTGCGACAGTTCTGAGCAATGCGCTCCATCTTCGAATACGTCGTCTCAGACCGGGCGGGCAACGTCATCCAGAACGCCAAGGTCCTGTTGCGGAAGTACGGGACGTCCGACCCGGCATCAGGCGCGTGGGATGCACCGACTGGCGGTCAGGCGGTCACCGAGTTGACCTCGGACGGGGACGGCTACGTGCGGTGCTGGTGGGACGCGCCGAAGCTGGTGGACCTCATCATCACCGACAACGGGGATGCGGCGTTCTACCCCTGGCGCACCACCCCGACGCTGACGTTCCCCGACGCCGGGCCGATCACGCGCCCCGCCGGGAATGCGCACGTTCTCCTAGAGCGATTTACGCCACTTGAGTACGACTCCGGCTGGATTCTGCCCGGGCTGGCGTCGGACGTTACGGTTGGCGCCACCTGGGCGCACCACGGCTACCGCCGTGTGGGGAAAATCGTATGGATCGCGGTAAACCTTGCCATAACCAGCGTCGCCGCCGATAAGCTGCTTTTCACACTTCCGGCCGGGTTTAGGCCGTCACCCGATCAAGCAGACGGCGGCGGGAGATTAGCCTTGGCCATAGGGGCATCGGGCGGCTATATCCGAATTCATCCGACGAACGGCGAAGTGCGCACCAACAGTACCGCGTCGTCGATTATCGGTTCTAACAGCTTCCCGACCGACGACCCGATACCCGTATGATGGGTCTGGTCGTGCCTGTGGTGGCACCGGTCGTTCGATTCCCCCTCATCCCACTCGCGGCGGACCGCCTCGTCGTCGACCCCATCACCCCCATCCTCGCCACGACAGCGAGAGGCCGGAGCAAAACGACGCCGACCGATCGGCGGGTCGCCGCCGAGTCCCGCGGCCTGAAGCGCGGCTCGGCCGGCAGTGACCACCGGGTGAGGGTGGCCAGCCTTGAATAGGCTCCTACGGGGGGTCGGGGGCCGGATCACCCTGTCCCTGCTCGACCATAACGATGAGCCGATGGTGGCCGAGGGTGACGTCGTCGTCTCCATCGCTGACGGAGCCGGGACCACGGTGGTCTCGGAGGAGGAGGCGACGGCCGAGGGTGATGGCCACGTCTTCGAGGTCCCCGCCTCCACCGCCGAGCAGCTGGACACCTACAAGGCGATCTGGACCGTCTCGATTGCCGGCGACGTCAAGACCTACTCGACCCACTACCAGGTAGTCGGGGCGTTCCTCTGCTCGAGGACGAAGATCCGGTCGCTCGACGAGGAGCTCGACGACCTCGTCAAGTACCCCGCCTCCAAGGTCGACGAGGCCCGGGAGAGCGCCGAGGAACTGCTTGAGAGTGAGATCGGGATGGCCTTGCGGCCGAAGGGGATCCGGACCACGGTCGACGGCTCGGGCAAGGAGCTGCTGCTGCTGAACGGACCGGACGGGCGGCCCCTATGGAAGCCGACGAAGCTCATCTCTGTCACCGTCGACGGCGAGGCCCTCGGGTCAGAGGAACTCGACGAGATCGGGCTCCACGACTGGGGGGCCCTCCAGCGCCCGGAGCGGAAGGGCTGGCCCAAGGGATCCCGCAACATCCAGCTCCACCTCGAGTACGGGTTGGCAGAGCCGCCGGCGACGGTCTCCGACGCCTGTGCAACCCTCGCCGCCTACTACCTCAAGCCCACCGCCATCCCGCAGCGCGCGACGTCGGTTTCCTCGTCCGACGACACCTTCCGCCTGGTGACCGCAGACAAACAGGGCCCGACCGGGATACCCAGCGTGGACGCCCTCATCCACGCCATGCGCTACGACCATCCCGCGATCGGCTGATCACTAAGCATGCGTACCTCTAGCATCGGCGAGGCCCAGGACGCGCTGGAGACGATCCTGAAGGCCCGCAACATCGTGAACGCCCGGGGACACAAGGTCCCCATCGACCTGGGCTGGCCCAAGGGCGGACCCCAGCCCGAGCACATCTGGATCGGCGGCGACGTCGACGACTGGCGCCAGGTCCAGAGCGTCACCGGGGACATGGAAGAGGCGGACCGGGAGGAGACTTACGTCCTGAAGGTCCGCATCCTCGTCGCCAAGAGGGACTCCTACCGGACTGCCCGGAACCGCCTTCTGGCACTGGTCGCCGAGGTCGAGCTGGCCCTGCGGGAGTACTTCACTCTCGCGGGCGCGGTGTGGGAAGGGGAGCTCGCCGGGGGCTCCTTCGGCGAGGAGGTAAACGACGAGGGTCACGCCGTCGCCGCAACCCTACGCCTGTCCATGACCGCCTTCCTCGGCGCGGGGTGACAGCGGCTGCAAACTTCAGCCCCATGACCACCAAGGCGGCCGGCAACGCCGGCGAGACCCCCAAGGAGGGGGACTTCACGGCGGTCCACCGCTATCACGTCGAGTCCAAGACCACGGTTGAGCTGATTCACGGGCTGCTCGGCCATGTCGAGGCCACCTTCTACGCCGGCGACGTGACCCCCAAGAGCGAGAGCGAGGAGGTCGCCTTGCAGCAGCTGGTCGACAGCGGCCTCGCCGAGATCAAGGAGAGCTGAGTGCCCCCGATTCAAAAGCGCCTGGCGCGTGTAGGCATCGCCAAGCAGACGGCGCAGGGAGAGAACGTGGCCTCGCCGGCCTACAGCTTCGGTGTGCTCGGCGGCCAGGTCCTCTCGGCGGAGATCGAGCAGGAGAACGAGGAGGTCACCTCCGACAGCCGGGCGGTGGTCGGTCAGAACCGCCTCGCAGTCACGCCCGGGGCCGATTTCACAATGCGGGCCTATCCGAAGTCTCTCGGGCTGCTCCTGTACCTCGCTCTCGGCGCGAAGAGCGTCACCGGCCCGGTCGGCGCGGTCTACAGCCACGTGTTCACCATGGCCCAGGCTCTGCCCTACTGCACGGTGTTCGGCTTCGGAGCCGGCGAGCACACCAAGGTTCGCGACGCCATGGTCGACTCGTTCGAGCTCTCCTGGGACGAGGCCGGCCCCCTGGAGCTGGCGCTCACCCTCCTGGGCTGCGACCTCGAGCTGGGCCTGGCCCCATGGACCGCAACCACCCACGATAGGGACGCCGGCGGCAAGTTCCGGGCAGCGGGGGGGACCTTCAAGCTCGACGCAGCCAGCAATGTGCCGGCCACCGCCAAGGTCCGGGCCGGAGCCTTTCGGGTCCCCAACGCCCTCGAGGTCTCCCGACTCTCGCACTCGGTCAAGCCCTCGGACCTCATCTCCTCCCAGGTTGAGCTCGGCATGGGACTGACCATCCGCCCCGACAACATGGCGGAGTGGCGCAAGATCATCACCGGATCGGCCGCCGGCACGGCGATCACCGATGTGCCGGTCTTCGGCTCCTTCGAGACCAAGTTCGTCTTGGATGCCAACACCGACCTCACCATCGCCTCCAGCCGGGTGGCGTACATGTGCGACTTCCCCGAATCCGATCCCTCCGGGGGCCCGGTCGACCTCGAGCTCGAGGGTCTGATCTCCGAGCCGGCAACCGGTGCCGAGGTGACCGTAACCCTAAGAAACGACGTGCCCAGCTACTAGCAGACGTGCGGGCTGGTCCAGTGACCACCCCGGGTTCATGGCCCGGGGGCCCCGGAGGCAGCATCCGGGCCCGCAACTAACAACTCAATGACTCGGCGGCCGAGCCCACGTAGGCCGCCAGACGAGCTCCCCACGTGGACGGTGTGGCCGCCAGGCCCGGGTGCCTAAGTCGCCCTTGGTTCAGTCAATCCGTCCGGAAAAAGGAGCTTCCATGAGAATCACCGCCACGCTGCTGGACGGCACGAAGTACTCGTGCCTCGACAAGCACTACATGTCGACGGGCGATCGAGTCGCCTTCGAGCATCAGTTCGAGCTCTCCACCGCCGCTCTCTCAAAGTTCAAAGAGGCGTTCAACGATGACGGCACGGTGGTCCCGGGTGCCGACCTCGGAGCGTTCCGCGAGGAGTGGACTGTCTTCTTCTGCTGGCGCTCGCTGCGCCGGGCGGGCCAGGACGTCGGGAACTACGACACCTTCGTCGACAACCTTGACGAGCTGTCGATCAAGGACCCTGACCGCAAGCGCCGATCCGAGGACACTGAGCCGGACCCAAACCTCTCGGCCACGGCAGCGCAAGCGACCTGATCGCCACCGTGGCCATCGAGACCGGCATCGCCCCCAACGACCTCATCGAGTCCCCGCCGGCTGTCCTCAACCGGATGGTCGCCATTCTCAATGAACGCGGTGAGGCGGACCGAAGGAAGCGGCTGCAGGAGCGCCTCAAGGGTGCCGGATGATCAGTGCGCGGGTCCGCAACCTCGCCGAGTTCATGTTCGACACGAACAGGGCGAAGGCCGATGTGCCGCCGGCGACGACGAGGGGGCTGAAAAAGGCCAACGATCGGCTCCTGCCGGAGGCGGCAGCAGCCGCCCCCAGGCTGACCGGCGAACTCGCCGGCTCTGGATCGTCGGAGGTTCACGGCAACACGGCAGCCCTGGTCTTCAGTGCCGAGCACGCTCCGATCATCGAGTGGTTCCGGCAGGGCCGGTTTCGAGGCCTGACCGCCAGGTACGGGGCGCCGCCCCGCTTCGCCGCGCGAACCATCAACCAGCGCGAGGACCTGGTGGTCGACGTCATCGAGCAGGAGCTCGATAAGCCGGTGACCGCAGATGGGTGGTTTCGCTGATGGCGCGCAAGCTCAAGGTCGAGTACGACGCCGACGCCAGCCCGGTCCAGCGCGCCATGTCGGCGATGCAGGGCAATATCGCCGCGTTCGCCGGGAACCTCTCCGGGATCCAGAAAGCGGCTGCGATCGGTCTCGGTGCGGTCGTCGTGGGCGGGGCGGCGGCCGGCGTGGCGCTCTTCAAGGTCGGCAAGAAGTTCGATGAGGCCTACGACACGATCCGGGTCGGAACGGGAGCCACCGGCAAGAGCCTCGAGGGCCTGCAGACCAGCTTCAAAAACGTGGTCAAGGACGTACCGACCGACTTCGGCACGGCCAGCACGGCCATCGCCGACCTCAACACCCGCACAGGCCTCACCGGCGCCGGCCTCGAAAAGATGGCCAAGCAGCAGCTGGAACTGGCCCGCATCACCAAGACCGATGTCGCGGCGAACATCGCCTCCACCACGCGCGTCTTCGGGGACTGGGGCATAGCCACCGATCAGCAGTCCGGCGCCCTAGACAAGATGTTCCGCGCTTCCCAGGCGACCGGTATCGGCGTCGATGCCCTTGCCTCGAAGGTCGTGCAGTTCGGGGCCCCGCTCCGGCAGATGGGCTTCAGCTTCGACCAAAGCATCGGCCTGTTGGCCAAGTTCGAGAAGGAGGGCGTCAACTCCGAGCTGGTCATGGGCTCGATGAGAATCGCCCTCGGCAAGCTGGCCAAATCGGGCAAGGACCCGATCAAAGCCTTCCAGGAGCAGGTTGAGGCCATCAAGGCCACCGGCGACGCCGGCAAGGCCAACGCACTGGCCCTGGAGCTGTTCGGGGCCCGGGCCGGCCCCGACATGGCGGCGGCGATCCGGGAGGGACGATTCGAGCTCGGGGACCTTCTCAATACCATCTCCAACGGCGAAGAGACGATCATGGGCGCCGGCGAGGCCACCCAGGACATGGCCGAGAAGTGGCAGATGTTCAAGAACAGGGTGCTGGTGGCCCTGGAGCCTCTTGCGATGCGGGTGTTCGGCGCGGTCGGCAAGGCATTCGACATCATCGCCCCCAAGCTCGAGGGATTCCTGGCACTGATCGAGAAGGGGGCAACCGCCCTCTCCAAGGCAGATCCGGCCGCCCTCAAGTTCATCGGCACCATTGTAGGCTTGGGTGTCGCCGTTCTGGGGGCCGTCCTGGCGGTCAACAAGGTGATCGCCGTCTTCAAGGCGCTCCAACTCGCGCTCATGGCCAATCCCTTCGTCCTGGTCGCGGCAGCCGTCGTGGCTCTGGCCTATCTGATCTACAAGAACTGGGACTCGATCCGCAGCGCCATCGGCTCCGCTTGGGACTGGATCACCAGCAAGACCGAGGGCTGGGGCGAGGCGATGAAGGGCATCGTCACCACAGTCGGCCGGGCGATTCTAGCGGTGTTTACGCTCGGCCTCTCCGAGCTGGTGATGGCCGTTGCCCGCAACTGGGACTCGATCAAAGCCAAGACCTCGGCGGTCTGGACCGTAATCACCGGCTTCCTCAAAGGCGCATGGGACAGTCTCAAGGCGGGCGCGACGGCGGTCTGGAACTCGATCACCACGGCGATCACCACGGCGGTCAACAACGCCCGCACGACGCTCACCAACGTCTGGAACGGGATCCGGTCATTCCTCACCGGCATATGGGACGGCATAAAATCCGCCGCTTCTGCGGCCTGGAACTTCATCACCTCCGCGATCGGCAACGCGCTCAATCAGGCGCGCTCGACCGTGAGCAACATCTGGAACGGGATCAAGGGCACCGTCGACGGCGTCCTGGGCGGCATCAAATCCTCGGTGAGCGGCGCCTGGAACTTCGTCCGGGACACCATCTCCAACGCCATCAACGATGCCCGCAACAGCGTGAGCTCGGCGATCAACGCCATCAAGGGCTATTTCGACGGGCTGCTCGCCAAAGTGCGCTCGGTCGTCGACTTCATCAACCGCAACATGGAGAAGCTCGCTTTTTGGCGTCACTCGCCCTCGGTCATGGAGCAGATGGCCAAGGCGACCGTTCAGGGAGTCAACAGGTCCTGGGATCACCTGATGGCGCCGGCGATGTCCGTCGGCGCTCCGGAGGTTCGGGTGGGGGCGTACCGGCCGGCAGCCCCCAGCCCGGCCGCAGGCGGCGCCAGCCGCTTGGCTGGGACCGACGTGCGCATCGAGAACCTCAACGTGACCGTGCAGAACCCTGCAGACATCGCCCCGGGCATTGCCCGCGAGCTCGGATGGAGCCTGCAGGGAATCAGCCGCGCCCG